GGTCGAGCACCTTCGGAAAATACGGATTCTCATTCCAGTTGACTTTGCGAACTATAGAATCCGGCTGGCTCCTCATCACGAAGCGCTGATAGGTGGCGTCGGTTTCGTTGATAGGATTGAAAGATACCCAAATTTCGGAACCGTCTTTTCGAATCGTCGGGACAAGAACCTTCCAGCTTTCCTCCGAAACGCTCTGCGCCTCCTCTATCCAGCATAAATCGACGCCCTCGGTAGACTTTATCTCATTTATGTCACGACGGAGCCCCTTGAAGATAAAAGCGCTCCCGGTGTGTGACACGATAGTAGCAAGCGTCATCTTGAACCACGGAGAAAGCCCAAGTTCGTAGATTTGTGACGCAAGAAGGTGATACACCGAATCGGCTATGCTTGTCTGAAATTCACGCGCGCATAGAATGCGAAGTTGCCTTGTATGGGCAAGAAATATAAGCATACGCGCCAGCGCCCACGATTTACCGCCGCCACGGCCGCCGTAGTAGACCTTATACCGATGCGGATACCATAAATCACTAAATGCCGGAGGAATCCATAAATTGAGCTTCGGTCTCGTTATCATTGTCCACTGACGGCGGGACTGCAAAGTTTACCACAATGTCGGGCGGCACAAGCGGCGACCCATCCACGCCGCTTATTTCCCGCTTATCAACAAACATGCCCAAATGCCTCCCCAGCAATTCAAGCGCTTTCAGCTTGTCATACCGCTTCACCTTTATGCTCCCGCCTGTCTCGGAAGTCGTTTCCGATACCTCCGCAACAATAGCCGCCTCGTCGTCGGAAAGCCCATTCGACGGCCGGAGCCGTACCCCCGCCGGGCCCCACTCGAAAATCCGTCTTGTATCTACGAAAGCAATGCGCGCGAGCTCTTTTACCACACGGTCGGCGGTGACTTCAGTGCGGGCGGAGCGTTCTGCTTGGGCTTTTGAGATAACGTCTCGAATCTCAGGTTTTCTCAGGTTTTCGTATCCGATTTCGTCCGCGCGCTTCTCGCTATATCCCGCTCTAATAGCCGCTTGAGTTGCGTTCAGGTCAATCAAGTATTCTTCAACAAAGCGCTTCTGCTTCGGCGTAAGTTTTTTTACCATGACGCACCTCCGATCCGCAAACCGGCAATAAAAAAAAGCCGCCCCGGAGGGCGGTATCTCTATGTTAAAATATTTATGACGGCCTTCCGAAGAGCGTAAAGCAGAGGAGCAAGGCCGCACTCTCCTCAAGTTAGTGTACCTTGCTCCTCTGTTCGAGTTGGTTATCCGTATTCTTGATCTCATACTCAAGATTCTGCGGATAATCAATTAGTCCGGAAGGACTTCAACACCGGAGCGGCATCCCGCCGCCTGTGCCTGGATTCTTGCGATAATACTAATATATCACATATTTTGAATTATTTACGCCGATTTTAAGTTAATAATTACGCACCTTTTAACGAAGTAATTCCGCACCTTTTAACGAAGTAATTCCGCACTTTATTTTTTACGACATCGCGGCCACTCTGTCGCAACGCGTAAATCGTGAATTGACAGCCATAATTCACCTTGCTATAATTCAAGTACAAAGGCGTTGCCGGTAAACGGTCAGCCCTGCGAATAGGTTAAGCTATTAGAAAATAGCCGCTCATCTTCGAGGACGGGGCGGCTATTTTCGTTTGTCTGTAAGAATCATCACTACCAACACCGCAAAAGCGATCGTTAGCATTAACGCCATGCCAATTGAGAAATGGCATTGCGCCCGGCATTATTCAAGGCTTCAACTGCCGCTTGGCCGGTGGCGTTGGCGTCCTTACTTTCATTGATGGTAAATGTTGCCCTGATATTTCTATTGTCATTAAAATTACGGGAATTATCTACATCCCCCGTCAATACCTGCGCTGCCGTCGGAGTTGGAATGAGTTGCGGTTCGTCTAATTGTTGTGTGTTGCTCTGCGAATGAGTCCAATTCCCATTCTCATCGACAGTGGAACCGAGCGCCAATAAATTCGCTCTTTGTGTCTCGGTCATCTCATTTGCCTTGATAGTCGAATCTTCGGAATCACCTATTCCGAGAAGGAGTTTTAAACTCTTCCACCTGTTTTCTATTACATCAAGGGCGTCTGTGAAGGGCTTAGAGATTGTATCAACCAGACCGGACAACGCCCTCAATATCAAACTGGGCAGCCCCCTGAACCACGCGACGAGCCTGTTGAATATTTCAATGACCTTATCCTTGGCACGTTCAAACGCATCCCTTATTAAGCCGACGACCGAAGCTATGTTATCGCTGATTCTGTCTGGAATACCAAGAAACCATTCCACAAGGCCGTCCCAAATATCCCGAACCTCATCTTTAGCATTCTCGAACCAACCCTTAATTAAACCGACAATCAACGAAATATTGTCGCTGATTCTTCCGGGAATACCGCAGAACCATTCCGCAAGGCCGTTCCAGATTTCCATTGCCCTGTCTTTGGCATCTTGAAATCGCTGCCCGACAGCTTCTACTACCGGGGATAGTTTCTCGCCTATGCGCGCCGGGATTCCAGTGAGCCAAGCGACAAATTGCTCCCACCTCTCGGCGGCTCTATCCAACGCCGCCCTGAAGAATGCGATTATGGATTGTTTGACGATACTGAAAACCTTGCCGACGACTGATACTATGCCGCGAATAATCGAACCTATGATTTCGATGATTCCCCCAATAAAAGACACAAGGCCGTTCCATATCAGCTCTATCGACTCGCCGACGCCTTCCCAGTCTCCTTTAATCAACGAAGCAAAAAATTTCATTATCCCGGTCAGAAACTGCAACGCGCCTTTGACAATTTTTTTGATACCTTCCCAAACACCGGCGATAGTGCCCCGTATGGCTTCGAAGATAGCGGCTATTTCCGGCGCGAAGTGATCGAATATATCAAGCGCAGCGTCTACGGCGACACTTATTAATTCACCGAACGCATTGCCAAAATCCTCAATAACCTTTCTTGCGTCAACCCCGAATACGGATTCAATAATATCCAGAACCATATCGAATTGCCGCCTCGTATAACGTTCGAAAAATCCCCATAGCTTACGCAAAACGGCGATAAACGCTTCAACTGCGCCCACAGCGTCTCCGCTGAATACGGCGTCAATGATTTTTCCGACATCCTGAACGACGGCTCCTATAGTCTCTATGGCGTCCAAAGCGGTTTCCTTGAAGAACTCAAAGACATTGTCTATGATAGGACGCAGCTTTTTAAATGCCTCTATCGCGCCCGCCTTGAACCTGTTGAACCCGTCGATAAGCGCCTCAATCTGCGGCAGCCACTTTTCCCAGTTGAAATAGGACTCCCCGCCTTCGATATAAGTTAAAAGATCATCGACAATGAGGAACAGCACAAAAAGAGCTCCGATAAGGAGGCCCAAAGGCGTAGCGAGGAATTTCAGACTGAGCGTTTTCCAGGCGAGGGCAAGAGCGCCGAAGCCGACAATCAGCTTTTGCGTTCCCTCGTCCAGATTCGAGAACCAATCTGTTATTTTTACAATCCAACCGATGATCCGCATCGCGGCGGCTGTAATCGCCCCCGCTATGCGAAGGATAACGGACATAACCGACATGACGATCTTCTTTATCTTGTCCATATTTTCCATTACCAGTTTGCGAAGCTGTATGATACCGTCCTTAAATTTCATCATAAAGCCGATATTTATTGCCCGCCAGAGCATTGCTGAAACGGTTTTCAGCTTGCCCCACTCGTCCATGAAGTCAGACGCGGCTTGAGCCGCCTCGACGGCATCCACACCGGCGGCGTCGTACATCTTTCTGAACTCATCGCTTAACCCTGACACATCCTCGGTGAGCATCCGGATCATTGTCCTGTCTACGCCTGCACGACCGAGAAAGGCCATTTGCTCACTTTTCGACATATCCTTTATTTTTTCGCGAATATCATCCAAGACCTGAGATGTGCTTTTTATACTGCCGTCCGCGTTTCTTGCCTCAAGCCCCAAATTCTTGAACATCATGCCGCCGCGCCCGACGCCGATAGCCGCTTCACCGACTACCACAGACAATCTTTCCAAAGATGAATTTACCGCTTCCACAGAGCTGTCCATTTGCGAGGCTATGTAACCAAGTTCCTCAATCTTATCAACCGGTTCGTTTATCCGAATTGACATATCGGAGAGTTTATCCATCCCCTCGGCGGTTTTCAGCACTCCGCGAAAGATAGCCCCGGCGGCAACGGTTACAGCCGTACCCAAAAGAGTTACCCGTTTTGTCGCGTCGGCGACGCCGGTTTTGAATTTGTTATAGGAGGACTGGTCAACATTAAAACCGAGAGAAACCAGAAATTCTTTTATGACATTGCTGTCGGCCGCCATGTCGTTCAGCCCCCCTTCTTATCCTTGTGATATTCCTGATACCGCCGCTCGTTCTCGTGCTTCACGTTGAGAGCGTCATGCATTACCTGCAAGTCCTCAAGCGACAAAGACCCGTCCGTCAGGCTCTCGTACCTGCAAAGCCCTTCGAGCACCGGCCGCATCAGCCAGTCCTCGCCGTCGTTCATTGAGATATACTGGATATTGTCGACTGTACCTGTTCTTTGATATCTGAGGGGATTGCGTCGAAAAAACCGGATAGGTTCCCTTGCAAGACATGAAAAACTATGGCGCACATTGCAACCAGGTCGATGTCTTTATACATCAGCACTCTGCCGCCGCCTGGCGCGGGGGAGGAAACAGCCGCCCATATTCCGCCGTCGCGGCGTTTTGTCACCGAGAGGCAATGGTCGGCGATATAATCAAACTGCTCGTCGGGCAGCGTCCCAATGGCATCGAGCGCGCCTTTCAGCGAAAAATCGTTGCGTGACAGTGATCCGTCATCAGCCGCTCCGCCAAGTATCGGCGCAAGCCGGCGGAGTATATGAAATTGCCGCTTAGCGTCAAGCGCCCCGGCGGAGTATTCATGCTCTCCAACGGTAAAGACTATATCCTCGTTCATTCGTCATCATCCCCTCTGTCCGGTCATACCGGCTTTTGTCTCAATGATCGCAACGTCAAGCACCCAGGCATTCTTTCCGCCCTCTGTCTGATAATTCAAATCCGGCACGGTCTGGAACGCGCAACCTGACAGCGTGGTATCGTCGCCGTTCGCGAGATCACGGATGCTTATGACGTTTTTTCCCCACGTGGTCGAGCTGTTCTTCTGCGCGTTGTAAAGATTCATCAGCATCGCGTTAAGCGGAGAGGTCTTGAGAACTGTAATCGTCGCCGTTCCCGAATCCTCCGCGCGGAGCGAGTGCATAACCGAACCGTCCGCGCCGGAAGTCATGACGTTTTTGGGATTTGCGCGAGCTATCGTTATGCCTTCTTCCGCATTACCGCCCTTGAGGTCGAAACTACCGCCGGGCCCGGATATGCTCGCCATTACATCCAAAAAACTGTACGCTGATATTTGTCTTTTGCTCATCTCGCAACCCCCTATCTGTTAACGTCCACAAGGACATCCGTGCTGTGTATCGCGCCGGCTAGTTTTGCGGCAATCTGGATGGGCGGCGCTTTGCGCTGTTCGCGTTCGCTCTGCGGCTGGTCATCCACGTTCTGAGCATAGATATAGAATCCGGGGATCATATCCCCGCGCTCAAGCTCGCCGAAGCCGTCCGCGTTCCATACGCCCGAATCCGCGATGAGGCCGTTGTTCTGTCCTTCTATGCAAACTTTCTTGCAAACAGTCGCGAGGATATTCACTCCGGCATTGGTCTGCGGTATCTTCGTTTTGCTCTGATACAGCGTGTTCCAAAGCTCCGTCTGTAACGCGTTCTGCAGCCAGTCCGTACCGTGAACCTCGTCGAAGAACGCGCCGTTTGCCATCGTCCCCTCCTGCAATATCGCCTGATCCGTGTTGTAATAAACAAAGACATTGGCGTTTTTAGCGGCAAGCGCCTGCGCCCTGCTTTCGGTAAGCTGTTCATAGACAACGCCCGGCTGCTGTTTAAACTTGAGCGTGATAGTGGACATACTCGCGTTGAAATTGACGGAAAACGCGCGACCGAACAGCGACGCGGCGGCGTAAGGATTCTTACTTGAATAATGCACAAACGAGCGTTTGTAACCGAGTTTTTTCAACTCGCTCGCGATATCCGTGTCGATAGTCGCCTCAAGCATTAGCGCATCCCCGGAGGTCACGCCGAATATGCGGCTCTGGGCCGTGCCTTCGATAAACCCGGCCACGGCAAGGTTGTCATCCTGAGATACCTCGGCGCCGGACGCGAACATTACGCCGTACCAACCGCTCGACATATCGGCTATCCTTGCGACGGCCTCAACCGGGGTTTCAGCGTCCGAGCCCTGTATCGGAGGAAGC